TCAGGAAATAGATTTAATAGATATTAAAAGAACAGAACTTATACCAACTGCTTGGCAAATTCAAATTCATATAACATATAAAGATTAATCATCATTAAATATCTTTTTGAGTTTCAGATTGAAAAGTTTTGTTACATCAGTAGATAACTCTTTTCTATATTGTTTAATTATTTTAATTTCCATATCCTCATCTAATAATATCTTTGTAAGTTTATTAGAAACATCTTCTATACTAAATGACTTAATAGTTTTTATTAAATCGTTATAAGACATATTAAATTTTTTAGATAAAGAATTAAGTTCCTTTTTTTGATTGATTTTCTTTTGTTGTTCTTCGCTAAGAGATTCATTAAGATTAAATTGAACTTGATATTTGTATAACATTTTATATTTGTCAATATTTTCTTGGTTATGTTTTTGCCATTTTTTGATATAATCATCAACTTTATCAGATATCCAAGGTTTATATTCTTTATCGTCGAGTAAATATTGTAAACTCTTAGCCTTTTTCTTTCCTTCTTCACTTGATATATCTAAGTTCAATTTCTTTTTTAAATTGGTTTCTTTACCTGTTTGACTATCGTAATTAGCCACCTCATCCCCTTGATTTAGACCTGTCTTAGTTTTTCCACCACCAAATTTTGACTTTTTAGATTCATAACATTCAACAACATCTTTTGAGATAGTTTGTAAATTTATACCATTCTGATTTATTATCTTTTCCCCCAATTTCAAACAAAAACTATTCACATTTTGTGTTAAATGTTGTAATTCATGTCTAATTGTTTCTTTAATTTCTTCTCTAATTCTTTCATCGTTTAATAGATTCAACTTTAAAGAATATTGTGATATCAAATCTTTAGACTTTAAAGCATAATCTGATTTATATGATCCTAAAGATCCAAAGCTTAAATTCGTTTCAGATTCTTTATAATATGGACAAAACCACAATCCAACTAAAACCTTGTTAAGATACTCCATTAATTGAGTATTTAACTTTTTTAATTTAATTGATTCTTTAACATCATTCAAGAATTCATCATCAAACTTTGATTCGGTTTCAGATCTTTTCTGTAAAATAACTGCGCCTAATTGAATCGTAAACTTTGGATACAATAAACTATGTATATTGATTTTCAAAAGTTTATAAAATTTTTCTGCATACTTTTCCTTATCAATCTTCTCACCAGTCTCGGCATCAAAGTTTTCTAATTTATCAAATTCCTCAATACAATCATTAAACATTTTAAAAATCTCATCATATCCAGATTTTGAATATTTTAGATCAGCCTCTTCCAAAAGTAAAAAGTTATTAAATCCTATCAAGTATTTCATTTCTAATTGTTTAACTTTTATAACATATGTTCCATTAATTTTAGAATCGATAGTTAACTCTTCATTCGATTCATTGAATTTCATTATGTGCATCATATTATTTGATTTATATATATACTATATATTAAAGCTAAATCTTATTTTTAAAACTTTCTTTTAAAATATCAGATATCCTATCAATCTGGTCATATCTAATACGGATCAAATCAATGTAATTATCTTCACAATAATCGTTTTTGATTTTATCATTTACTTTTAATGATTCATATGCTTTTAATCCACCAAAGTGTTCAATTGGTTCATAATGTTGTTTACCATCAAATTCTATTATAGTTCTTTTAGAAGGTATATAGAAGTCAAATGGTAATTCAAATACATTACGACAATCATGAAATTTATGCTGTCTATAATATAATATGTTGTTTTTATTAAGAAATCTTGCAATTTCTTTCTCACCCTTTGACTCATTACAATTTGAGCATCCATTTCCCTGTATGTGTGAAAGTGGTCTCTGTAAAAAATCACCATGTATCGGACAAGTTATAATAACTTTAGTTTGATTGGAAATATAATCTGATTTATCATAAGAGTATCTGAAATCATGTACAGAATTAGCTTCATTTATAAATTGTCTGAGAGATTTTCTTACAGATAATGCTATTTTTTCTGGACATCTTCCAGCGAGGTGATCACTAGGTTTTTGTAGAAAAAAAATCCCCTGATATCCAATCATAACTGCTGTTCTGCCGTTTTTTATTTTAACTTGATCGTAATCATATTTATCACCAAATATTTTTTTCGCCTTTCTTATAAAATTTTCCTTAGTCAATATTTTTTCTGGCGAAAGACCTTGTAGATGACTTATCGCAACCTGTTCCAAAACTATACCACTGCACAAAATTTTTACCTTTTTCAATGCTCCTCGATATTCAACTAATGAATAATCATATTTATCTCCCCAAACTTTTCTTGCCTCTTCGATAAATTCCTGAGTTGTTTTACGAGGTGTATTCTTTTCTGGACATCTTCCTAAATAAATATGTTTATCAACTCTTTGCTTATAAAAGCATCCAGAATAGGAAATATCAATTACATCGGTACTTAATATCTTTTCTGATAAATTTGGATACTCGTATTTATACCCATGTTTATTTCTTGCTCTTTCTAAAAATTCTTCTTTTGTCATATCATATATATTAAAAACACTAACCCCCTTTTAATTTATCTTTTGGAAAAATTGATAAATAATAAAAGGTAGTAATAATAATTTTATATATATAATAAAAAATTATATTTTATGGCAAAACAAACAGGCAAGGAGGTCAAGAAATTTGAATTTAGTAAGGTTGGATCAATATTAGATAATATTGCAAAAACTATTCCAGTTCAAATAAGAAAAGAAGTAGTAGAGAAGGTTTTTATTACAACTGGTGTTTATTTATTGGATGCTGCTTTATCAGGAAAATTATTAGGGGGTGGAGTTTCTACAAATCGTATAACAGCTTTTGCAGGGGAATCGGGTGCAGGAAAATCATTCTTATGTTACTCTTGTGCCAAACATGCACAAAGAGCCGGATATTCTGTTATTTACATTGATACGGAACAAGCAATTGATTTAGAAGATTTACCTAAATTTGGAATTGATAATTCACTGGATAAATTTAGATTAATCACATCTAACAAAGTTGAAGATGTTAATATGCTTTTGACTAAACTATTAGATGACTTAAAAGAACAAAAAATAGCAGGATATGAACTACCTAAATTAATGATTATCTTAGACTCATTAGGTCAAATGGCATCTAATAAAGAAAAAGAGGATTTACTTGCTGGTAATATTAAACAAGACATGACAAAGGCAAAGGCATTAGGTTCTATGTTCAGAAGTATTAATACAGACCTTGGTTATTTAGAAATACCAATGATTGTAGCAAACCATACTTATATGACACTTGACATGTTTAGCGTCGAGAAACTTAAAGGAGGTAATGGTCTATTATATTCAGCATCTGTAATCGGAATGATGTCGAAATCGAAATTGAAGACTGGAGAAGAGGATGATATGGATTTGGGTTCTAGTGGTATTTCAGTTTTATTCAAAACTATGAAAAATCGTATGGCTAAACCTAAAAAAATCAGATTCGATATATCTTTTGCACATGGTATGAATCCATTCACTGGATTAGATGCATTCTGTCGTTCAGAGTATTTTGAAAAAATTGGAATTGCTCAAGGTAAAATGGAAGTTGATAAGAAAACTGGAGAGATGACATTTGTACCAGGTGGTAATAGGTGGTATATAAGTCACTTAAATAAATCAGTTACAACTAAACAGTTATTTACACAAGAAATATTCACAATGGAAGTTCTTGAGAAAATGGCACCAATTGTAAATGATTATTTCAGATTTAAATCATTAGATGAGATTGAGCAAGTTGAAAAAGAGTTTAATGACATAATTGGTGAAGAAGATATTGAAACACCAGATAGTGATTCATTTGATGCTGGTGATTTTTTTAATTAAAAATAATATTGTTTATGACATTTAATATTCAAACATTACTTAGACAAAAGAGTTTAGAATCTAAACATGATGTTGACTTACTATATAAAGCGGGTATGAAAAATGTCGTAGATAATATTGAATATTATTTTGACAAACAATACACCTGTGAATCTGTTCTGATAGAACTCTTTGAAAGAGGAGTTAATAAGTTTATAGAAAAAGAAAAACCCAATCATTAAGATTGGGTTTTTTAATTTTGTATTTGATAGCTAATTATACTCTAACTTTTAGAGTCTCAAGAATACTCTTGATTGCATCAATAGAGAAGATACCATTGGAAACAAGTCCTGTAATAATACCAATCAATAGACCGCCTTTCCAGTCCATATCATGGAAAATTCCAATATTCAACCAAGTTCCGAAGATACCTAATAAGATAGCCACCGTCCAAGATTGAAGTCTTGCCCACTTACCATCAGCTTTTGTAAATCGTGAAACATACTCACTTAAAAGAATTACAGCACCTGAAAGTGTAAAAATAGTATTAAATAATGATACTACATCCATTTTTATTTTTTATTTTTTATCTATATTTAAAAGTACCACCAATATTATTCAATCGAGGTATACTCAATTGATTTGGATTACCAACAGTATAAAAATTTATACTCTTTATTTGATCGGGGTATTTTGTAAAATAGTCAATTAATAATTGAGCTCTCTCTTCTTCGGAGGATTCATCTTCGAAGTTAAAAAATGTAATCAATCTAAAAAGGTTATCATTTACGAATTCCTTGGCTTTTAACCTATTTTTTTGATTATAAAGAGACCAATCGTCTATATAGTTCATTTTTTATATATTATTTTTTTGTTACAGATATTATTTTTATATTTGTAGTATGAAAATTGAACATCAAAATGTATATTTCGCAAGTGATTTTCACATAGGTCATCAAAACGTGATTAAATTCGATGGTAGACCTTTTGAAGATCTGCAAGATATGCACAAAACACTCATCGAAAACTGGAACTCAGTTGTAGGTGAAGAAGATTTAGTTTTTTACTTAGGAGACTTTTCATTTAAAGATCAAGGAGTTGGAAAGTGGTTCAAAGATCAACTAAATGGTAAGATACATTTTATAATGGGAAATCATGATAGAATGAGAGTAGTAACTCGATTAGGATTTGATAAAATCTATGGTGATGATACCGCTTTAGGAGGAGCAACTATAGAAATTAAAGATGATGATGCGAACAGGGGATATCAAACAATAGTATTATGTCACTATCCAATACTCTCTTGGAATAAATCACATCACGGTTCTTGGCATATACACGGTCACTGTCACCAATCTTTGACTAAAAACCCAGAAATGGAATGGTACTATAAAAGAAAAGTTATAGATGCCGGTATAAATGGTTTAGGTTACACACCATTATCTTACACAGAGTTGAAAAAGATTATGAATGAAAAAATTATTTCACCAGTAGATCACCACGAGTAATGAAAGTATATTGTATAGATAATCATCTTGTGGCACTTTCTGTTGAAGTGGGTAAATGGTATGATGTAGCAAAAGGTGATAAAATATCAGACATGACATCATACTTAATAAGTAACGGTTCAAAGTTTCAAAGAATATCTAAAGATAAATTCTTAACTTTAGAACAATATAGAGAAATGAAACTAAAAAATTTAGGAATATGAACTCATTAAACAAATCCTCAGAAATTTTACTAGCA